TTAGTGGTGTTCCATCAGCTTGTGCCCAAGTAAAGGAATAACCATCAGTACTACCGGTACCATGAGTAAACAGATATCTTTGACCGTTAGCAGCAGCAGGCAAACCTTCACCAGGTCCAGACACGAGGGGGTTGACAACCATATCAACAGGTGGTAAAGTATTTGACGGTAGGGTAACAGTATCAATATCGTACATGATAAACCGTTCATCAAAGGGGTCAAAAGTTATGGTACCGTAAATTTCACTGCCGTCAGGTTGTTCTAGTGCTATCAGACTGATGCCAGGTCTGAGTACACCGTACATATTCACGATAGCTGGCCAGAATAAGTCACTCTCTTGTGTGTCTGGTGGTGCTAACTCGGTTGGTGGTGGTTGAACTACTTGGGGTTGTCGTAGGGCTTGTAGTTTATTACCTATTAGCACTACTTGGTAGTCAAATGGTGTAAAACATTGACGAGTACCCATCAGCAGGTCTTCGTTACCGATAGCATTGTAAAGGTCACCGTGACTGTCATAAACTGAAGCGATAATGCGTTCAACCACACCTAGTTTCTTGACCTTCATTGGACTTGATATCCAGATAGGAATGTAGAACTCCATGGTAGCGATATCAATGGGGTCTTCGGTTCCCACTGGTATTGTTTTTGATGACCATGTGGTTTTGACTAGTTCTACGATGGATAGCGTGGTCCAGTCTAGGTAGTTGTCTGATGCTTGTATTTCTAGACTGGGGTTGAACAGGACCATTATTTGTTCTAGTATCTGCATTTTTTGGTTTGTATTACTGGTCCAGATATCTAGGTTGAGTGATAGACGATATGGAACAGGCATTAGTCGTTCTAGTGTAAATGCATTACCTTGTTGAGTATTCCAGTCTCCGGTGTCCTCATCATAGAACCGTTGTCGGACATCGGTTCGTTGAACATAAGTTGGGTTTTGGATACGAGGACGGTCATAGTCTAGACCGGCTATGTAGAAGGTCATTAGTGGAGTGCTAGGCATTTTGGATGCGCTATTCTCTTGCATAATGGTTTGAGCCTGTCGGCTAGCGTCACCGTAACGAATGGGAACTCTGACTAGGTCTCTGGTACCTTCAGTATCACGAGTGTATGTTACATAGTAGTTGCTGAACATACGAGTGAACTGCATAAGATACCGTCTAATGGTAGAATCGTAAAAATACTGGGCCATGCTATTGACTTCCTGAATAAAATAGTGTATGATACTATTTAGTAAAGAAATATATGATGAAAATGAAATATCAAGGACCAAACCCAAAAGACATAAACCCAGAATACCCAGACCATACTTACGAACAAATAGTATGTTTAGCAAATGGGGAACTGAAAAAAATACTTCAAAATAGATATCTTCAAAAATACGGTTACACTAGAGAAACTTATCTTGAAAAGTTTCCAGATGCTCCCATAAAGTCTTACTCAGCAGTTGATAGTTATAGAAACGCGGCCCTAAATGATGGAGGAATGAGGTCCAACAATATGACTAAGTCAAATAACAGCGGACCGGACAGCGAGTTCCAAAAAAATAGAGTTGCGGCTCAACGAAAATTTCTTGACTCGGAAGATAGCGTTGAATATAGAAAGTGGTTAGGTGAAAAAGCTAAGAAACAACACGAAGATGGAGAACTCCCAGATAGCGTAAGAAGATATTTCGTTGAAAAATACCTTGGGTCAGATGACCAAAAAAATAGACAGACAAGAATGTCCGGTGAAAATAACTTAGTTCATAAACTAGGAGTTCTTGACAAAATAGCGAATACTAAGTTGGAAAGATATGGGAGTTCCACTTATAATAATGTAGAAAAGTCAATAGAAACAAGAAGAAATAACCACGACGGAAAATCTTTTTATTTAGACTTGACTAAACGACAGTATAAAAACTACGAAATATCATATCAGTCTACATACGAATATCATTTTTTAGAATACTGTGAAAATAAAAATATTATAAACTCAGTCAAAAACGCAAAAACATTGAAAGATGACTTATATCCTGGAAAATATTATATTCCAGACTACATATTATTCGACGAATACTCGGTAGAAGTGAAGTCTTGGTATATTCAACAACGACAGGATATGATAACCCCCGACCATATAAAAAATAAAAAAGACTTAGTTGAACGACACGGATATAAGTGGTTATACTTGTTGGATAAAAACTACGAAGACCTTGATGTTATCATAGAGTCTAAAACAGCTTGACTTCCTGAATAAAATAGTGTATGATACTATTTAGTAAAGAAATATTTTACTATTCAGAATGGAGTTTTTATCGCGAACTTATTTTAGCCATTCGGCCCATCCGTCGGTTGGACATCTACATCAGGTGGTGGCGGCACCCAGTAGCTGGTAGGTTGACCAGGTTGTTGAGGTGGCCAAGGGTTAGCGGTTTTGTGACCACCGTCGTTACCATTGATAGCATCTGGTTGTAGAGCCTGACTGACACTTTGACGACCAGGAATATTACCTTGGGTATTAGTTGGTGTTGTGTAGGTATTGTTGACGAAACTACTTCTTTGTGTTTGGTCACCATTTATCTGATACAGGTCGGTACGAACATTCTCTTGTATCATTGTCCAACGGTTATCACCGTATCTGAATAGTCTATTTGGAAAATAGTCTAAGCGAAGACAGTATTGACCATTGGTTGGACTCAGTGGGAATGATACTCCTGGTGTCACTGGTAGACCATTTGGAGCGCCACCATCTCCAGTTAGATATCCCATGTATGGTTTGAAGTTGTAAGGGTTATTTGTTTCCATACCGTCACCTGTGTACGGTGGTGCTGGTTCATTATCGTAGTATGTTGGAAGAATGTAGAACTTGGTAGCGTCAAACCCACTTAGTGGAACTTCAATATGAGCTTGAGCAACGATAGCGTCGTTTAGAGCCAAGTCATTATTACGAGTGCTATCTACATCGCCGATAGTAGTTGGGTTTTCTATGAGTTCCCAATAGTTAGGGTCATCAACAGGTGTTCCTGGTGGTACATTCTGTTTAGCCTTGTAATATTTGTCGCCATTGTTGACGATAGTACCGGCAGGATAAAAGTTACCTGGGTCCCAAATATTATCTGGTTCAAATGGTTTATCAAGAATACTTTTGTATTCTTGTGAGTTGACCATTGGTGTAGCTTTGATACGCCATAGATGTGGTAACCAAGTTTGACTAAACCCTTCTGCTGCCCAAGCACATTCTTGGATAACATAGTATCTTGGTAATGCTTTGGTCACACTGGTATTGAGTGGGTTGTAGTCTCTGAGGTTAGGAAACTCAAGAACATCGCCAGTCATGAGCTTACGACCAAAGATGTCCATCATATCGTTGTAATGAGTTGTCAGGAATAGGGTATCGCCATTGAGGAACAGACCGAACTGAGTGAGGTCAAAGTCGACATCTCGTTCCAAATAACACATTCTAAGAATAAAGATATCTGGGTCGTAGTTTCTGTCTCTATTTTCAAGGAGCAATAGGTCTTCAATAAACAGAGGATTTTCTCGGTCATAGACAGGCATAGTAACATCGGGTGTACCTGCATTGCCCACTTGAGGGCCTAGATACTTATGGACAAAAATTTCGCAAGCGCCTACCTGGAACATTTCCGATATATGTTTATCAAAATATCTGTAATCATTTGATTTGACTGGTTTGTATGCGCTCAAGCGTGGCATTGATATTTCCTATGTTATTATGTATTTATCGTTAGAAGAATGTAAATAGATGATATGGTTTCTTTCACTCTGAGTAACGAACAACTAAAACACTTGACTAAGCAGTGGTCGGATAATAATGATAGACGAGCGGACGGGTTGTTCAAATTTTTGGTATCGTTTGGACCGTCAGGCAGTCCTATGGCTGATGAATTTTTTCTATGGGTGAAGAATGTTCACGGTGGTGTTATCACTGCTGAGTCGTGGGACACAACTTATGATATTGTGTTTGAGGATGACATGGATGCTACGGTATTCATTCTTAGGTTTTGAAAAAAAGCTTGACTTTCTTTGAACTTTAGTCTACAATAGCGTTATTGTTTGATGGGAGGTGACAAATGACACGATATGAGGTAGTTAGGTTTGAAGATGAGTCTGGTATTCAATATTGGCGTATCTTTGACTATTTGACCGAGGACTGGACTAAAGCCTCTTATTTGAACGAGAATGAAGCCTGTTATGAAGTTGATGAACTGAACGACATGACTAAAACATGGCTAAAGTAAAGCAGAATATCACTGCTATCATTTATGATAAGCGTGGGAGAGTTTTGTCTATTGGAAAGAACCAGTATTTGAAGACTCATCCTATTCAAGCTCATCATGCTGAACGGGTAGGTTTGCCTCATAAGCAGTATCTTCATGCTGAGATATCAGCTATCATTAGATGTAGGAAAATGAATAAAGCACATAAAATAATAGTAACGAGACTTGACTCAAAAGGCAACCCAGTCCTTGCTAAACCGTGTCCTATTTGTCAGTCTGCCATTGCTGCGACTGGTATCAAGGTTATTGAGCACACATAAAAATGGATAACTTAGAGACTGTAGTTCGTGAAGAAATGTTTGATGAGGTGTTTAGAGCGCGGAAGAAGTTATTGGACTTATTGGATAGGATAGCGACTATTGAGAATGTTAGTCATAGGCGGGACTTGATAAAGATGGCTGGAAACTTAGGTTGTCGTATTGATGACTTCAGTCGGTCTCAGGTAGAGTGTAGGCATTTGGGTAAAGTAACGGGACTTTATGGGACATTGAAGGAAACGGTTGACAGGGAGTTTGATGATATCGAGGGTTTTTTGATGGTAGCTATTCTTATGGACTAGTGAGTTTGGGTATTGTGTTTGGGGGACTATTGACAAGTAGTTCAAAATGTGTTATCATGGTGAAAACCATATTTTTGGAGTAATAAATGACTACCGTACAAAAAACTAAGACAACAGCAAAGAAACCAACCACATCAACTGGTATCAAACCCTATGTATTCAGAGGAGCAGAAACCAGACATCTAGGTGAAGAACCATCGTGGACCACTCAACCTACTGAAAAAACACGAGCATCTGAACTATCAAAAGCATTCACTTGGTATCGTTATTACCTTGACAACAAGGAAGCAAAGAATATTCTTCTTCAGTGGTTAGAAAACAGTGGTAGAAAAGATGAGGTAAAACTTATCAAGGGAGTATCTGACAGTGAATATTCACTTACTCATTGTTGGTTAGCACGAATGAACACAATGGGTCTTGAACTAAGGGAGTCAGAGTTAGCAGCTATCAACAATGTGGTCACTGGTCTGAAGTATTCTAAACAAGAAGCAACTCAGACGGCAGGTGAAATAGCAGATGAAGCAGAAGCAAAGAAAGTAACTATTCAAGACCGACTTCGTGAGAAAGTAGTCGAGTGCGCCAGTGAAATAGATGGGTTATTTGACACCTTTGTCAAAGAAGGCGCTAAAATGTCTGCTTCATACAAACCTATTGCTCTTCTTCGTGGTATGAATGTAGTACCACAGATGGTTAGTTACATATCCGATATTTGGAAAAAAGAACTAGCAGAGTTTGAGGCGGTGGTAGATGGTAGTGATAAAGAACTAGCAGAAGGATATGACAAGTACACCAAGACGCAGATGAAGAACTTTGTCAAGTTTGCTGAACAAGTTATCAGTGACTGTCAGTCGTATCTTCAGGTCAAAAAATCTGAAAGAAAACCACGAGCAAAGAAGACAGTTAGTCCAGAAAAGTTAGCAATGAAGTTCAAGTATTTGAAAGAGTTCCCCCAACTCAAGTTGAAGTCGGAACCACCGTCTAAACTGGTTGCGGCTCAGGAAGCATGGCTTTACAATACGGCTACTAGAAAAATCATTCATGTGGTAGCGGACCTCAACGCTGGGTCATTGACTATCAAGGGTGCTAGTATTGTTGGGTTTGATGAGGTAACTTCGGTTCAGAAGACACTGAGAAAACCGGAGACACAGTTGAAAGAACTGTTGAGTGGTGGCAAACCAGCATCTAGAAAGTGGTTCAAAGACATCAAGGCAACTGAAATAAAGTTCAATGGTCGTAGTAACGAGAACTTAGTTATTCTAAAGGTATGGTAACAGTATTATTATTAGTATGGACCCACTTTATCGGAGACTTTGTTTTTCAGACTGATGAGGTGGTCAGGGCGAAGGGTAGGAGTAACTGGGCGTTGGTGAGTCACACTTTTACTTACATCGCAACATTTAGTTTATTGGGATGGGTTATTCCTATCACAACAGACTGGATAATATTGAATATGGCGTTACATGGCGTTACTGACTATGTGACCAGTAGGGCTAAGACTAGGTTATGGAGAGAGGACGAGACTCATTTATTCTTTGTAGTGGTTGGTTTTGACCAGGCGATACATATTTCAACATTATTATTGACATATCAGTGGATGTTTGGTAAGATAGTGTTCTAGTGTTGGGATAAATAATAACAATAGGAGTTGTTATTATGATAGAGACACAGAGCTCGACCACCACACTAAAACAGAACTTAGTTGAATATGTTCGTCTAATGTTGGGCGACCAGATGGTAGACATTGAACTTGATGCTGAGCATTATGAGGCTGCTTATCAGAGAACACTAGGCATTTACAGACAACGAGCACAGGCGGCGACTGAAGAGAGTTACACCTTTATGGAACTAGTGAATAATGTGAATATTTACACATTACCTCAAGAAGTCCAAACGGTTAGACAGATATTTCGTCGTACCTTTGGTGATGCCACTGGACCGTTTGCTAGTAACTTTGACCCGTTTAGTCAGGCTAGTTTGAATGTTTACTTGATGAACTTCAATGTGTCTGGTGGGTTGGCAACATATGACTTCTACAGTCAATATGTTGAGTTAGCTGGTAGAATGTTCGGTGCTTACATGAACTACACATTCAACCCAGTTACCAAGAAACTACAACTTATCCGTGACCCGAAAGCAACCGGCGAAAATGTTTTATTATGGACTTACAACTGGAAACCTGAGTTCAACCTATTATCTGACCCACTTATTCTTCAATGGTTCCGTGACTGTATGACTGGTGCTTGTAAGATAATGATAGGTGAAGCCAGAGAAAAGTATAGTGTAATCGTCGGTCCTCAAGGGGGATCAAGTCTCAATGGAACAGCAATGAAGGCAGAAGGACAAGCAGTCATTGAAAAATGTATTGAAGAATTGAAGAACTATGTAGATGGCTCGCAATTTTTGACCTGGGTAATAGGATAAATGAGAACTATTCCTATTCATAATGATATAATAAAATTGATCTTAGAATATAGTTTAAATGGATAAAATGTGTGATTTTGGATGTGGGAATGTTGCCACATACTATAAATTTCCGTCGGAAAAAACACCGAATGGTAGATACTCTTGTTGTGTTAGTCCGAACTCCTGTCCTATAAAAAGAGAAAAAACAGTTGGCGATAAAAACCCTTCAAGACGACCAGAAATTAGAAAAAAAATAAGTGAAATAAACAAAATTATATTTTCTCCTGGATCTGAACAATACACGAAACAACAAGAAAAACTGGTTGAACTTTATGGAGTGACTTGTCCAAGTAAGATTCCAGGAATGGGTAAGAAAATCTCTGAGAATAGAAAACGTGGCGCCGGATATCAATATCAACCAGCGATGAACTCACAAGAGGCAAACGAAAAACGAACAATCACTAGAATATCCAAGGGTATACAGGTTCCAGATGAACAATTACCGATCTTCACTCTATATAGACGTAAGGTACGAAAATTAACTGAACTGAATTATCAAACATACACAAAACAGATTAACCCTATGGGGTTACTTAGAGGTAGAAGAGTGGGAGAACATCAATTAGATCATATAATGTCAATTCATCGTGGTTTTATTGATGATATCTCTCCAGAAATAATTTCTCATCCAGCAAATCTACGAATTGTCACAAGTACTGAAAATAAAATGAAAAGCAGAAGATCAGAATATTCAATTGATGAATTGATGGAAAAAATTGATATGTTCAATATGACTCATAATAATGAACGATAGACAACATTTTACTGAGTCTTGGTTGAATGAAATGCCCCAACAAATGACGGTTGGGAGAAATATGTACGACTTATTGTTATTCAATGTTGAAGACTACATTCAAAATGGGTTGAAACCTCAGACCATCACACCTCAACTATCAAAAATAGAGTTATCTAATACTGTTTATTATTGGAGTCATCGTTCGGACAACGATATTCCAGAAGTCATTGTTGAACTCAAGAAAAACCAACAAAATTTAACGGTTGTCGGAGTGGGTAAACGGCAAGGAACCACCTACTCCCCTGTTGAGTTGTACCTACAGATATTATCCGACAGAAAAACCGTTGATGACTCTATTAGGTTGACTTCGGACCAGATGATGAGTATTGGTGGGTTGAATATTTGGAAGAATATTCTTAGACATCATCATTTATCATATTATGACAGTGAAAACCCTAGTGACTTATTGAACATCGTTGATGAAAAACATTTAGAGTCTTTATTTGGACCGGAAAGAGAGTTTCGTCGATATCAATATGTTTTATCGGAAAATAGGATGATGTTTTTAGAATGTCGTTCATTATTTTTGACATATCGTATGAGACAACTATCTGGTCTGATTTAATTAGCTTGACATCACAATAAAACTATGATAAACTCCATTCTAGGAGGATAATATCAATGATAATAGCGTTTTGTGGTTTGATAGGTTCTGGCAAGAATGCAGCTGCTGAATATCTAGTCAGTCAACACGGTTACACTCAGGACAGTTTTGCTAGACCATTGAAGGATGCGGTCTCTGCTATTTTTGGATGGGACAGAACGGCGTTAGAGGGTACTACTATTGAGTCTAGAGCGTGGAGAGAGCGTGTGGACCCATGGTGG